TGGCTCGTCACTTAAGTACCCCAACTCGTTAGAGTCTATTTACTTAAGAGCTTGGCACTCAGATGTGCATCGAAAATTTTCCCTTTGATTTAAACTCAAAGTGAAGTAATAGGTGTCATCAATCTATCAAGGAGAAATTCATAAATCTCCAATAGGTGAGATCGCTAAGTTGTCCAACAGAGCCTGATTTTCCAAACGAATTTGGACCAGACTAAGTGAACTAGCACTTAGGGGACCTGATACCATGACATTACCAGCCATCACTGAATCTCCAATCTCTTGGAGCCCAGTAGTCTGGATAGTAATCTCAGGGACCGAGGTAATCTCAGTCTCATAAATTCCTAACCAAGCTCACGGATGACCTTGGTAGTAACTCATGATAATAGATCCTGTAATTAGCAAGGCTCCCGCCGCTATCATTACTAAAGCAATAGTATTGCTATGAGGAATGATAACTGTCTCAGTTGGCAGTAACAATTCTGTCTCTTCACTAACAATGTTATAGAAGAAAGGAGGGTCTCAAACCTCCCCAGACTGAGATAGGCAATGCCAAAACTCTAACCCAAGAAAGGTTAGAGTCGCCATCACTAGGAAATCTACCCAAGGAAAGAATAATAAAGATCTTTCTGAGGAAGATTGATGGTTGACCTGTTCTTCTTTGACACCTCGTTCAGGCTTGATCCGCTTAGGAACAGAGAAAGCTGGAATAGCTTTTCCGTAACTAAACGATCATATAGGCCTACTAAGATCTTGTCAAAACTTATAGATGGTTAAGAAGTCTCTAAAGGGACGTTCTTCAACCCTTTCCTCTGTCCAGAATTTTGCTGGAATGGATCCTTTCAGATCATCCATCTCAAACTGCAATCAGATTGATGATTCTAACATCTCAGCTACCATACGAACATCCTCAGGGAGATTTAAATAACTTAAATCAACTTGAGGCTGCTCGTACAGTTTAGTGTAGATAGGTGCCATAAACTCTTCATAAGTCATCCCTAATGATAGGGATTGAAGAGAACTATACCGATATCCATGATTGGACATTCCACCACCACTTGACCCAGTCAGAAAATCGTAATCGACATCTGATGAATCAAGTTGAGGGCTCAAGACAGCTTTCCAAGGGACTTTACCCTTGGTATAAGCTTGATCTAAAGCCGAGGTTGAAATACTAATCAGGGAAATTGGGTACTTCTCATCATATATTTTATCGATTTGGGAGATAGATTCGAAATATGAAGAATAACTATTAACCAACTCTCGGGATTTCTCCTGATTGAAGGTATTCATTAGCTTTAATACCTCTAAAATTACTTTAGAATCTAAAGTATGTAGAGAGTATCAAGACTTCTGAAATAGTCATTCGACGTATGTTCGTTTACCTAAAGGACTCTTTGGGTGTGACAATCACACTAAGAGAACCCTTAAGTGAGTACTTAACTTAAAATAGGCAGATGAAACTGCTTTACTTTTAGTTCTGTATCCATAACCCAAAAAAGATAAAATACTATTTAGAGAAAGGTCATACTTACGTACGAATTCAACGACTAAAGAAGTGGATAACTGAGTAGCAATAGACTCCTTAAAAGGGAGCATATTAGCTGTAGTAGAGTCTACAAAAAACTTCTTGGCAAATTCGATTACAAATCGATTTTTTGCTAAGATAGATTTTGCAAGACCTGCTTGAACTCCAATCCGCTTCAGAAGTCTTTGATACCTTGTTGTAGGTAAAGACCCCTTTATAACACCATCATCACCTAGGACAGCATAATCAGTAAATCACTTACCGTGCTTAGACGATGCAAATTGCATCATAGCATGGTGAGTAAGAGCTAACATAGCCCAAGAGGACAATGCACCCATAGGTTGGCCAACAGAATACATTACTGAAACTAGACTTTCATCTAGATTGTAATCTTCTATGGCCTTCTCTGGAATTGCATATTCTCGATTTACTAACAAGTCTGCCCACGAGTCTGAGAAAGATTTAGAATCAGGAACTATATCCTCCAACAGAACCTTTAATAAGGATTTCTGTAGGGAGATAGGTAACCTGTCTGTTGCAGATGACAGATCAATAGAACTGAATAAACCTCTAGGTTTTGAACTATATTTTTCTTGAAGTAATTCAACGGGACTCATCTGATCAAATGTTCCATCCTGAGGAATTTTTCTCAAAATAGAGAAGATTCATTCATGGAGAGGATACATTAATCATTGAGTTCAGGCATCAACCATAGCAAACACTCTAATCTTACCTGCCGGTTCGGGTTTGAAACCGAGCCGACCTAAAGGTTGTGATTGTATCACACTATTAGGTCTAAGGTCATGAGTAGGGTGATCTGCCATAGCGATGGTCTCCATTCGACTGATAAAAGTCTTATGGCCGGGGAAATTACTTAAGAATAATTTTAGAGATTTTAATAACTCGGATTTTGGCCCAATACGGAGCCAGACTCGAGCAGATAAAATCAAAGCTCACATTGAGCTGTTAACAAAACCACTGGAAGCACCACATATAGCATACGTGGTAGGTCCAGATTTCGAGATAGGAAACATTCTAGGAGATCCAAGAGGAGGAAACTTACCAACAAGTTGTTGTAAGTTCGGTTTGAACTCGCTTCGCAAGAAGCGCTCCCAAACCGGTATGAATGAATCTACATCGACCCCTTTAGAAGTAATAGTCTCTAGGTTTAACTTACCTGGAAAATCTAATATTCTATAGAGGCCAAAAAGACTCATCCATAGTTTAATTAGGCGGATATTTCTATCTCGACTAATTTGAACTCTTACACCTGACGGAATTATAAGGGGAAGACCTACTCGATTACGAGCAGGCCTTACCTTTAATTCCGTCAGATCAACAACTTTGTAACCTCCAACAACTTGCTGGAGCATTACTTGGCAAGCCTTTAAGTATAAGACAAGACCTTTTAGTCCACTATGATAAGCAATTCGATTGCATCGAAAGCAAAATCTAGCCACCTGTTTCACAACAGATTTGGATGAACGAGGGAGGACTCCACGGATAAACTTTAGAATTCATCCGATGAGTCCCCGGCCCTTATTTCTAAGGACCAGACCATTAATGGTCTTCAGTTTCGATGTGATCACAGTATCGAGCGTTTTCATACGCTCTTTAAAGGAATCACTTAACACATTTTTGGATTGAGAAGCCAAGTTAACTTTTGAATGAATTCTTTTCATCTAAATGGAAAATTGGTTGCTTATTAAAGCTTTCTTAATCATAGTTTCTGTTTTAGGACAGAACCGGACTATACTTAGTATATATATGGTATACATATACCAAGTACTTACCATTTCCTCATAAATGAGGGGTTAAGCCCGGCAAACCTATACATTATCCAGCTAATTCTTAGAAAAAAACAAAAATCTAAGAATGGAAGCTGACTTAATGTCAAAAATGCAAATCGGAACCAAAATACCACTAACCTCCCTTTCCCTGACGGGGGGGTAGGTCCTCGATAAGAGGTAGTACGGTCTAATTAGATTGTAAGAGGAATAAACCCCCTCTCCCTCTAATTTACCGTCTATAGTAAACTATAGTATCTTGGCGCTAGGGAACTTTACGTTTCCAACTCAGAATGCATCATAAGACGACACTTGAGTCAGAAGGGCATAAAGCATAACAGCTTTTTGTTATTTCCTCTTACGAGG